GGATGACGATGGGAACTTTCTTTCAGTCACGTCCAAAAAAGGCAATAGATCCAACATCGATGCTTTGGCTAGAGAAGTTCGCTCGTTTGGCATATATGAGGGCGGGCCTAAATTTCTTTCAGCAAGACGAAAGATCGACGACGAAGAATTTGAGCACCAAAAGCAAAGACTCAATTGGGGACTAGTTCCTGACCCATATGATATTGGTAACTATAAAGACGAAATGAAGAAGTTAGGTGGTTTAAGATGACAGTAGAATTCTTAGGTGAGGATAGCTCCGAAAACCTTATTGATATATCAAACACAGCCGATTGGTTCTCTTTTAAAAAAGATGAAAAGAACAATGATCCATTTGCGGTAAACCTTAAGCGTAGAATTAATAGAGAGTTCTCAAAGTCATTTACTGGCATTGAGGATACTGGATCACAGCAGAACTTACTTGCACAGGCTATAACTGGCTATGCAATGTTCGATCTAATTGAGCCCCCATATAACCAAGAATATCTTTCAAAGGTATATGAGATTTCAACATATAACTATGCAGCAATTAATGCCAAGGTCGCCAATATTGTTGGCCTAGGATATGACTTTGTTGAGACAAAGAAAACAAACGACGCTTTTGATTCTATTACAGATGATAAGCAATTAGAAAGAGCCCGTAGAAAGCTAAACAAGCTACGCCAAGATATGCATGCCTGGCTAGATACAACGAATGCTGAAGACACATTTACACAAACTTTAATTAAAGTATATACAGACTATGAAGCAACAGGAAATGGCTACCTTGAAGTAGGTAGAACAACAGGCGGAAACATTGGGTATATCGGACACATCCCAGCAAAGACAATGCGTGTTCGTAGACTAAGAGATGGCTTTATTCAATTGCTATATGGCAAGGCTGTATTCTTTAATAACTTCGGAGACACTGAAACAGAGAATCCAATTGCTGGGCAAGAAGATCGCCCAAATGAGATTATTCATTTTAAGAAGTATACACCGATGAACAACTATTATGGTATCCCAGATATTATTGCTGCACAGGTAGCACTTGCAGGTAATGAATTATCTGGTCGATATAACCTAGACTACTTTGAAAACAAAGCGGTCCCAAGATATATTATTACAGTAAAGGGAGCAAAGCTTTCTCCAGAGTCAGAGCGTAAATTGCTTGAGTTTTTCCAAGTTGGATTAAAGGGGAAGAACCACAGATCCCTATATGTCCCACTTCCAGCAGACAGCCCAGACTCAAAGGTTGAATTTAAAATGGAGCCAATTGAGGCGGGCAATCAGGAGGGCTCATTTGAAAAATATCGTAAATCAAATAGAGACGAAATCCTATTGGCTCACCGTGTCCCAATTAATAAAATTGGAACTCCAGAAGGTGTAAATTTGGCAGTCGCAAGAGATGCTGATAAAACATTTAAAGAGCAGGTTTGCCGACCAGCCCAAATGACACTTGAGAAAAAAATAAATGCAATATTTGATGAAAAAACAGATGCCTTGACTTTAAAGTTTAATGAATTAACTTTAACCGATGAGGATACCCAGTCTAAAATTGATGAAAGATATTTGCGTATGCAGGTAATTACCCCTAATGAAGTTAGAACTAGAAAGGGTATGATTCCTCTAGATGGCGGAGACGATATGGTCGATTTGAAAGGCCAAGACGCCGCAGAGCAAAGAGCCCAAGCAGGAAATACAAGACAGAGATCTCAAGACCGTCAGGCAGCCGCTCCAGATATTGATGGAGAAGGCAGAAATGCTAAAGGCGACGGAAGACAGGTTGACTAAGTCCACTCAACTGTTATTTGCTTTATAGTCTATAACACTATAAAATTAAGCATATGAACATTGAAAAGTCTTTATGGACCAGTAACGGCAACGTTATTAATTTGTCGGTTCCTTTTACTAAAGTTAACCGTGAAAAGAGAACCGTATCTGGATTCGCAACCCTAGACAATGTTGATCAGACTGGTGATGTTGTAACAGCAGAATCAAGTCTCAAGGCATTCGAAAATTTCCGTGGGAATATTCGTGAGATGCACGGATCAAATGCGGTAGGAAAGATGGTTTCTTTTAAGCCAGAAACTTTCTACGACCCAAAGTCAAAAGAGTTCTTCAACGGAGTATATGTAGATGCGTACATCTCAAAGGGCGCACAAGATACCTGGGAGAAAGTTCTAGACGGAACACTATCTGGATTCTCAATCGGCGGAAAGATTCTTGAGTCAGACAATGAGGTTAACAAGGCGAACGGTAAGACCGTAAGATTTATTAAGAACTATGAACTAATTGAACTTTCTATTGTTGATTCACCAGCAAATGAGCTTTGTAACATTCTTTCTATTCAGAAGGTAAATGGACAATACATTGCAAAGGGAATTGCAGTCGGTGTAGTAACCGAAAACATATTTTACTGTGCAGACAGTGATTCTGTTTTTATCTCAACAGATAAAACATACGACTCTCCAGTATCTGGAAAGCCAGCGGAATTAATAGGATGGGTTGAAAGCTCAGACGTTAACAAAGCAAAAGAGATAGATAAGATTCTTGATGCATATAAGCATTCAAGATTTACGTTGCCTGAAACACAAACAATTGCAAAACAGGCAAACGCAGAAGGAGGTAATGAAATGTCAGATAATACAGAAAACGTAGTTGTCGAAGATGTTGCAGTAGAGGCACCAGCCGAAGCAGAAACAACAGAAGCAGCCGTTGAAGATACAGCAGTTGTTGCAGAAGATGCAACTCCAGCTGAAGCTCCTGCAGATGCAGTAGCAGAAGACGTTCCTGCCGAGACTCTGGAAAAAGCAGCCGAAGTATCAGAAGATAAGGTTGATGAACCTGATTTTGCGAAGATGTTAGGCGATCTAAAAGGCTTTTTCTCAGAAACTCTAAACAAGGCATCTGAAGCAAATGCAGCACAAGTAACAACAATCCAAGAGACTGTTGAAACTTTCAGCAAGAGCGTAGATGCTAGAATTTCAGAGTTGGCAGAACAACACACAGCACTTTCAAGCGCTGTAAATAACATCAAGAACACGATTGATGGTGTACAAAAGCGTGTCGACGCAGTAGAATCAGAGACTGCAATCAAGAAGTCTTCAGATCTTGGCCGATCAGAAGAAGTAACAATCAAAAAATCTAAATGGAACGGTTCTTTCCTCGGTTCCGTAAACGAAATATTCAACTAAGGTAGGTATAAAATAATGAGCAATGAAACATTAGAAAAAGCAGTTGCAGCTGGAACTACAGCTACAGGCACATTTGCCTCAACAACTGGTGGAACAGGAACACACCGTGCATCAGAAGCTGGTAACGGTGGACTTCTTAACCCAGAACAATCAGCTCGCTTCCTTGACTATATGTTCGACGCAACCGTAATCGGTAAGGTCGCACGTACAGTTCGTATGAAGTCAGACACAGCCGAGATTGACCGTATGTCCGTTGGTGAGAAGCTTATGAAGCTTGCAACTGAGGCAGACGATACAGCATCTAACAATGCAGTAACTTTCTCAAAAATCTCTTTGACAACAAAGAAACTCCGCATGGACTGGGAGCTTTCAACAGAGTCTCTAGAAGACAACATCGAAGGTGCAGATCTAGAAGATCACATTGCACGTTTGATGGCAACACAGGCAGGTAACGACATTGAAGATGTAATCCTCAATGGAAATACTTCCCTAACAGGAGACGCTCTTTACAAGTCATTCGATGGCGTTGTAAAGAAGGCAAAGGCATCAGGTCGTGTCGTAGACGCAGCTGGAGCCGCAGTATCACGTGAAGTATTCAACAAGGCACTTAAGGCTATGCCACGTAAGTACAAGCAACGTCGTGGAGACCTTCGCTTCCTTGCTGGATCAAACTTGATTCAGGATTTCCTATATGCTAACAGCATTGGAACAAACCAAACAATTCCACAAGATATCGCTTCAAGCGTTATCCGTGGTGGAGTTGCACCACTAGGTGGACCAGCAGGATACGTGGCACCATTCGCATTCGGTATTCCGATTGTTGAAGTTCCACTACTTAATGAGACACAGACTGGCACATACGCAACACCAACAGGTTCACATGGAGATATCCACTTGACATTCCCAAATAACGTAGTTATCGGTATCAAGCGTGATGTAACTGTTTACCGCTTCTTCCAGCCACGTAAGGACACAATTGAGTACACAATGTATACTCGTGTTGGCGTTCAAATCGAGCAGGCAGACGCTTGGGTAGTTGTAAAGAACGTTAAGGTTGCTTCTTAATTAATTTAAGATAAAACCCTCGAAAGGCCCCTAATTAATTTTAGGGGCTTTTCATTTTAATTTATCAATGCTATAATTGAAGAACCTAACAAAGGAGAAATATATGTCATTTGAGACATTGAAGGTCGCAGAACTCAGAAAAATTGCAGAGGACTTTGCAGTTGATACTGATGGTATTAAAAGTAAGACAGATATCGTAGCCGCTCTTGCGGAAGAGGGAGTCACTTGGTCTGTTTATCAAAAAACTATTAAAGATATCGAAGACGCAACAGATGAATTTAACGAAGACGCAGAAGAGATTCTTCCTAGATTTAGCCTAGATGCTCAGCCAGAAGATACAGTTCTAGTTAGAATGACTAGAGATAACTTCAGATACGATATCATTGGATTTACATTTACAAAAGAGCACCCTTTTATTGCAATGACAGAAGAGAATGCTCAAGAAATTTTTGATAAGGAGGAGGGCTTCAGATTAGCAACTCCAAAGGAAGTTCAGGAGTATTACAACTAATCTAAGCCTATAACATGGCAGAGATATACGTAAACAGCAATTCACCAATTAAGACAAAGATCTATTGGGAGGGTGAACTAATAACACCTTCAAGCGTCGTAACTGCAAAAATTTATGACGTTACAAAAGATCCAACCAATGTCATACTACCGACAACTATATTGACAACAATTAATGCAACGGCGGTAGAGACAGATATTGGAACCTATCAAATAGTGTTGCCATTTTCGTATTCGTCATATCCTAGAAACTTTAAGATTGTTTGGCAGTATACAGTTTATGGCGGTGGAGTAGGAACTCATACTACATATGCTAATGTAGTAACTCCTTATATCAACATAAACGAAGAGATAGAAGATTTAAACTTTGGGGCAGATCCAAGCGATCCAAACTATAAGACATATGCAAATCTTCAATCAGCTGAGAGATACGCTAGAAAGATAATCGAAGATTATACTAATCAAGATTTCTATCTATATACAGGCGAAGAGTCAATTTATGGCAACGAGTCAGATACTCTTCCTATGCCATCTAAAGTAAATAAGATATATAAGATTTACTCTAATGATATCCTTCTTGTAGACAACCTATCTACTCCTAAAGTTAATAACTGGTTGTATGATCCAATTGTTTCAGAAAGCGGATTTGCAATAAGAGTAGATAGAACTGACCTACTTGATAATGCAGTATATGTTGCAAATGGTTTGGTCCCCCCAACAATTACAGATACATTCTACGGAGTGTTTTCTAAAGATGTTAAGTATAGAGTAGTAGGACAATTTGGATGGGAATCAGTTCCTGACAAGGTCCAGCTTGCTACAGTTGAATTAATGAAAGACTATTTTTCAAAGGACAAGGTCTGGAGAAACAAGTACATTAAGTCTATTAAGACATTTGACTGGAGCTTTGAGTATAATGCATCGGCATCAAAGGGAACTGGCAATCTGTATGTAGACCAGCTTCTTAATCCGTATGTTATTACTCAAATGGTTCTGATCTAATGTATGCCATTATTGATTCAGTCTTCCCTATGCTTATGGATGTTTATAAGCAATTCGATACACAGGATGAGTCAACTGGCGCATTAAAAAAAGAGTGGCAATTTACTAGAACAGTACCATGCAGCGCTAAAGGTACAGTAAGCAACTCATCTTCAAGAACGGCTGGAGACAAGCAAGTCTTTTCTAATAAGTATTTAAATGATCAGGTACTACAAGTAAGAACTGCAACAAAGGTTACCTTTAGAGAAAAG